GATGCTAATGCTTGCTCCACCACCGGCAGACCGGATTCCTCGCTGTTCATAAACACGAACGCATAACCAGTGTTACTGTCGCTGCTAGGTGCTGACCCAGCAGCATTTCCCACATCGCTCACCACCACTTCTTGGCCGAATTGGCTGATGTCGTCGCTGGGAGCCAGAACTGTGAGTTCTGGGGTTAGGACATCTGACAATACCCTGTAGGTTGATATCGAGTTTGATCCAGGTTTACCAACAAGCATAAAGCTGTTGTTGAAATCTATGGCCACGCTGGTCCCAAACAAGTCGTTGGGTTGGGCGATAGCAGCGCCTGATGTGTCATCAGCTGAAAAGTAAACCGCGCTATTTTCATAAGCATCCTGCTTCTCATACACGCCCCAACCAGCATCGGTAGCAGAATCTATGAACAACCTTGCATTGGCCTGCCAACCCATGATCGGTTCGCGACCTAATATATCGGCGCTGTTGGTGAATCTCTGGCTTATCAGCTTGAAAAGCACGCCATTGATGTTATTTTTAGGCAAGAACGAAAAATCGGTCGCGACCACGATGGTTGTGCTGGTAGGTGTGGCAGAGATGATATAAAATCCGCTTATGGCAGGTGTGTTATTGATGGTCTTGATCAGTATAGTGTCTGCTTTTTCTAGCTCATGATTCCTGTCAAACTCCAAAGTCATCAAACCATTTTGAGCGATGGTGATGTTGATTATCTTGGATTGCGTCTCATCTATCCTTAGTATGTCCCATTGATTGTTGAGATTAGCTGCTAGATATATTAGATCACCCTTGAGGGCTGCTGCGATGTTAACGTTGCTATTCAGCGCCGCTATTGTTGGACTAGCATATGCCACATCATCCAGCCGTCCATAACCAGCGTTTGGTAGATAGTCAGGCAGACCATCTTTTGATCTGGTGCCCAAGAACTCGTGATCGAAAGGCTTGGCTTTGATATAGATGTTTGGTTCCTTGTAGGATATCCTACCAGGGGTCTCAGTATCGTTTAGATCCAGCAATTCTATCAAGCAAGGATTGCGCGTGGCATCATCTTCTTGGATGATCAGCTGTATCTGCTGCCTGATATCAGTCGCACCATAATGTCCTGCTTTTATGGCCCAATCTTCATAGAAGTTAACAGTGCCGTCGAAGTTATCTAATTTCGCGCGCAGGAGCTTGTCGAAGCTGTTCTTGCTGCCTTTCTGTGTTATCATGCCTTGATAGAATTTGGCTTGGCTTGTGTCAGATATACGGAGATCATCTAGATATGTCCTCGGCCTCAGGCCGATCAAGCCTTTGCCTAGCTTATCAGCATCGCTCTCCAGATTCACTGATTCAACATCATAGAAACTTTTGAACTGTGCTGATTTGTTAGCGATGTTTGGCAATAGTCCAGTCTTTATCTTATCATAGTCAGCTTTTATCCATGCCTGGTTATCAAAAGAATTGCTGCCTCCTATGTCTTCGCTGGCGGTATAGTAAGCACTCTTGTATCTCACCAACTCGCCCTTGTAATAGTTCTTGCCTTCTATCCAATATTCGATATTGTCATCATTTATTATGAAACCAGCTGCACCAAAGCTTCCATCCCAATCTCCCGTTTTGTACCCAATGGTCTTGAGCCTATACTGCCTAGCTCCGATTGATTGATCATATATGATGTCATTGAAGCGTGTGGTGTTTTCGAATACCAGGATATGCTCATAGTTTACGACATCTATATCCAGCAGATATATGCCATTTTGGTCACCAATGGTAATCCTAAAATCTCGTCCAATCCTGTTGACCTTATATCCTTCATTCCTGACTATGGTGAAGTTTTCAGTTAGTACCCTGCTGTCTAAGGCCTTGTCAGTCATTCCATCGACTGCGCCTAGAGCAGGCAAGAATCTGACTGAACTGCCCACTGGACTGATGCTGATAGCTATGTCCAAATCCCAGCCTTGTTGTACGAAGAACATGAACTCACGTGCTGCTAGATCCCAATCTTTATAAAATCCAGCATCTTCATCCAATTTATCTTGGAACACGAATCCTTTGCGGGTGAGATAACGACCATAGCTTATCAGGAAATCCACCGTCTGATCCACTGACAGGAATTCTGTGTTATAAGGGACTTCGAGCAGTTCGCCTGTGCCATCGACAAATTTGTTTGCCCTCGCGTTGCCTACCTTGATCTGTTCGACCCTGCCAGATGTGTTACTGGTTTCGATTATGAAATAAGGTTTGACATCATCGTACCCAGACACGGTATAACCGTCGGCTGTCTTGGTTATTATCACGCCGCTATATGTCACCGAATCTATGGGTGCGCTCTTAGTAAGCACTATGGAATAATCCTCATCAGGTATGGTGACACTTGAATTGGTGCTGTTAGGGGTGGCTTGATCCGCATAGATCTTAAGCAGTTTCTTATCGCTGTAGCCTGCCATCTTATAGCTAAGCTGGATGGTACTGCTACGAAGCTTATCGCCGACTGCGGTGGTCCTATCTAGTCCTAGGGCTTTGGCATATTCTGATATCCAAGTCACATAGCCATTGATCCTGACAGCATTTCCATCACTGTCAATTTCGCCATGCACAAACTGTTGGGCATCCTTGCGCAGGCCAATGTCGTTGTATATCCATTGATCATTGCCATCGCCAAAGTTTTTCAATATCTGCCTGTTCTTGTCGACATTAGCACCAAAGTATTCACCTGGCTGCATCAAAGCCAATGCCAGCTGCATGGCATATGGATATTCGCTGCTCTGACGCCAAGCGGTCTCCACGGGACCGCCATCGCCTAGCACAAAATCGCCTGTGATATCGAGGCTATTATAATTTTTGACCAAGCAATCCAAAGGACTCAGCATGTTCCCGCTCTCGTCGACCGGAATGTAATCTAAAAGATTTGGTCTTATAAATCTGAGATCATATCCTGCCCTATCACCTGCCGCGACATAACCTTTCGAGAGGTCCTCCCATAACACTGAATTACCCCTAGTGAATGGTGCGAAGCCATAGTAATAGCTCCACCAAATTGGTTCGTCTGAAAATCCCAGCATCTCCCACGGCCTAAGATGCGGAGCGTCTGTGTCGAAATAATACTTGAAGATCCCCCTCCAATATGCTGCTGGCATCTTCTTGTCGTCTATCTTGCTTGTGGTCCTCGAATAGTCCCAAGTCCAGGGATCATTAGGATCAAAATTTTTGAAATCGGATGGCTGCAGTCCTACCTTGCCTAACCATCTGCTGAAGTTACCGCTGATTATGCTGTCATACTCTGCTTTGCTGTAAGGTGTGGATCTCGATGCTCCAGGCACATAATCTCTGAGATCATGCAGGTCACCGCTGTAGTTTACTTTTAGGTTGTTATAGATCCTCTGTTCAAATTCCAGGAGACAAGCATCTCTATGATCACCGAACATCGCGGTCATGCTCCCATCATGCCCGCGTATCATCTGTCTGCTAGCTCCGTCCCTACCGTCTGTGACTATCTTAGGTATGAATGAGGGATACAAGCCCAACTTGGTGGGTGTCTGTGGCACATGGCCACCATCTGTCGATCCATATTCAAGAATAGCTATTTTATCGTCGATCGACAAAGATATGCTGCTGAGATTATAATAATCATCACCATTGTCTACTATCAATTCCACGACTGGTCTGTCGGTCGGGACGTTGTATTCAAGGTCTTTTATCAGCAACCTACCGTTCAAATAAACGTTTACTGCCCTAGAACTTGGTTTGGTCATATCGATGATCGAAGTCAGGTCATAGGTAAGGACCGTTGGATCGGTCACGGTGTAAATCAGTGTGGTGCGATCATCACCAAATCCCAACATGTCGCTTTGATAAAAAGCCATCTGCTGATTTTTGTTGGCAGAGATTTCTGCTAGCGCTTGATCTAAGCTGAGTGAAGGGTTATTTGGATCTGACAACGTTGTTGTTATCAACGTTTCAAGCAGCCTGTTCTTAAATCGAGTGTATTCACGTTGGGCATAAAACAAAGCCTCGGTGAAATTAGCCTCCTTATCATTTAGGAATAGATTTGCCAGATGTGGGCTGCCTATGTTCTGGAGTATCTTTCCACCGTACTGCGTCAGATTACCCAGATCTCTGCTGTTGTTGCTGCCTATGAAATCACCTATCAAACCAGGTGTATTCTCAAACACGGTTGAGATGTGATCTCTGAGCTGTCCTAGGGTGAAATAGCTGGTCTCGTCGTTAAGTGGATTCCTCTCATAGCTGGTTGGAATTTCATATACGCTACGAACATTGTTATTATCGGTTGCAACCTTTATATCTATCTTGTCATCCACCTCGAGATCAGTATCAAGCAATAAAAATCCTTGTTTTCCTTCAAGTTGTATGTCGTATAGATTGCTGTTGATAGGCCTGTTGTTGATATACACCAGGATGCTGCTGGGGTCCAGAGGTTCATATCTGTCCGTTGGTACGACATTAAGCTCGAATAGATTCTTTTGATATTGTGTAGCGAAGTAGGTCTGTGTCTGATATTGTTCTGTCTTGAATCTGTTTGCCTGCCATTGGTTGATCAGCTGATGAGTCGAACTGGTAGTGTTTTTCTTTATCCTGCTAGCTCCGGTGCTCCTCGATACGCTTTGTATTCCGCTCTGATATTCGAATGTGCTTTCATTTATATAATCAGTGAACAATATATCACCAACATTATTAAAATTACGATAAGCGAGCTTGAAGCCAAGCTCAAGATCATTGTTACCAGTATCTGATACTTTATAACCAAATAATTCGTTACCTTGGAAATTATTGCTGGGATATCGTTCGATATCACCTAGGCTTATCTCATCAAGATCATAGAGATCAAACTTAGGAGCTTGATTCACTGCGGTCTTGTTTTGTCCCTCCACCCATACTCCATCCTTGACATACAGTTGCTTTCCTTGATAACCAACACCTTGCGTGATGATCACAGTGTCATCATCACTGATATCATCATCGAGCAATTCTAAGTGTATCTGTTTGCTGAAAACTAGGTTAGCATCTATCTGCTTGCCTGCTTCAGGCACGCTGAAGCCACCGGTGTTAGAGAATATAAGATTTTCTCCCGACACGCTCCAGCTGTAACCTGCAGCATTGGCGTTGACACCATCGATTCTCACATCCAGGTTGATGGGATTATCCACGGTGAAGTTGAGATCGTAAGTGGTAGTCGCACCATCACCTATGAACGTAGCACTGCGCGCATCAGTGTCGCTCTGTGGTCTGATCCAAGATACCTGATAAATCTTATTCTTTACGTCGCTGTCTCGGTCTGCTGCGAATATGACTTTGGTACCATCTATCAGTGGAACGCCATCCACATTATAGCTGGAAATGCCCTCATCACCGGCTTCTACCGGTTGGCCTTCTACATTGCTGAACGCATCTGTCGTGACGAAATCAATGACATTTACTGGTACCTTTGCATTCTTACCAAAATTAAATAGCTGTAGGTTCGGTTTGAATTCTATGATCGGTCGTTTGGCCCTTTGTTCGAACTGTAGCACAGGGTCGAAACCATTGTATCTCGCTGTGACGTTCAACACGTCTTGATGGAACCATCTGTTGATCCTGCTCCAGGAATTTTTGTCTTTGCTTGATCTGTTGATTGTGATATAGTCTTTGACGGTGGGATAGTTGGTTTCCGCCGTAAAAGGGACGCTATCAAAAGGCACAGAATCGAATGTCTCTTGTAACACAGCAAGCCAATTCTCGGGCAATATTAGATCATCCACCGCAGTCAGTGTGATGCTTTCCCCCACACCTTCGACATAATATTCCTTATCGGTATAGCTGCTGGGTATCACCTCATCCCTGAATATCACCTTCATTCCGTTCGTCAGCGTGACAGCGTTTGGGCTCACATAGGTTTTCTTGCCTATGATGCTTTCATCAACGTAGAGCGCACCATCATTGTCCTGATCGATGATTTCGATCACTCCGAAGATATCTTTGTCTAGGCTGTCTTGATAGTAAAGGAAATCAAGATTGGCTGTTATGTTTGGTATTAGTTCGAGCTCATTATCGGAGTTTCGATATATCTGCCTGTTGCCATAATTGCTGCCTTCTTCTACTTGTGTCTTGGAATTTACTGCGATAGTGCCGCTAGGGGCGAGGTTGATTATCCCTTGTGATGTTACCGTGATATTGAACTTGCCCAATTTATCTTCAGGAGACACATCAGGGCCGCGATCCAAGTTAGTGCTATCAAATGGGTATGAATCCCCGTCGAAAGGCACCGGATCGTACCAATCATCGTTGGCATCAAAAAACTCTAAGAATGTTGTGCTGAATGTCCTGCCTGACCTGAAAGCGCTCAACACCCTATAAACTTTGTTTGAATAGCGGAGGAGATCACCCGATTCATAGGAGGTGAAAGCGTTCCAAGGCGCAGGATTAGAATAAAGCGCAGGATCTGGCAAGAAACAGATGGTCTTACCGTCGATGAATCTCTGGTTATCTATACCGCTATGATCTGCTACCAAAGCATCGTAGCTGCTGTTCTGTAGCTCCACATATCGCAGTTGCCTAGCTTTTTTGGCGCTATAGCTTACGAGGCTTACCTTGCCAGATTCCGGTAAGTTGATATAAAAATCCTGTGCTGTCTTGGTAGGCACGTTGAAAGTTAAGGTCCCAACGTCCTCACCATTGTTGACAACACCATAGACATCCCTTGTGCTTATGGTCTTTTGCCAAGGTTCGCTGACATCTAAGCCTGATTTGGTTTGTATAAAGAAACCATGGCCTATCTGATCTAGTTTGAAATTGTATGATCCGCCACGTGCTAATCTTAAGCGGGGGTTGGTGCTTTGCCCATAGCCAGTGAATTTGAAACCATCCTCTTTCAAACGGGCAATAGGATTGCTGGAAGTATCAAATGCGGCTGCATCGAAGTTCTCTCTATCATATTCGCCAGGGATGGTCTGATAGATGCGTGGTGGTGTCACATCGAACGTATATTGGGTTGGTATAGCCACCGATCTCAGCGCCACCGCATCCGGACCGTTTGGTAACCAATAGTAATTGCTGAAATTCACGAACTTGTCATAGTCAAACAAGCCGTCATAGGTATATTGCCTGCTAGCGAACAATCTGCTGTGGTCATTTATCTTTCCACCTAGGCTCTGGATCCTAGATATCAAATCTTGATAACCGCTCACAAACTTGATCTTGCTATCATCGTCTTTGTAAATGGTGCTGGGTTCTAGCTGATAATTTTGCCTTAGATCATTGTTCTCTGATATGTAACCATCAGTTGCTTTGTATGATGGAGCGAATTTCCTGCCGATGTATCCATCTAATCTCTTTAGCTCTGGTTCGGATATCAACTGATCAAGCGTGGCATTCAGGAACTTGGAATTTGTCTCTGTCCTAAAATATGTGGGGAGGAAGTCTAGGCTGCGCCTAAAAGCCATTTTTAGTAACCTCCATATCCAGAACCACTGCCCGAACCAGAACCACTGCCCGAACCAGAACCACTGCCCGAACCAGAACCACTGCCCGAACCAGAACCACTGCCCGAACCAGAACCACTGTATGTCACTCCGGTGGTGCTGCTTCCGACGGTTGATGTCGTTCCTGAGAACACGACACCAGTGCTGGTGCTCCGCAGCCTTGATGCGGTTATCGCATCGACTATCTCGATATTGTCCACAGTTGCCGCTGAAACGAATATCTCATTGGCTTGGCTTGTGATCTGGAACAGACTACCAAAGCTTTGATCATCGCTGGCGGGCACCATGACCACTGTTGCTATCTCGGTGCTGAGCTCTCTGTGTATGTAGGCAGCAAGTTCCGAATAGTAAAATGTATCACCGAAATCCCAGTTGTCTATGGCGAAATACTTGTCAATAGCTTTGATCACCCTTGAACGTATTTCATTGTTGCTGAGCCTGCTGCTCGGTGATTTCACCACTTTGAACGTGGCCTGCAGGGCGGTTTCTGCCCTGCTGCCGAAGAGGGCACGGAACTTGGCGGGATTGAATATTATCGAATCACTGACAGATTTGAAATTATTGAGCCTACCATAACTGGTGGTCAGATCGACCACATTAGGCGCCACAGGTTCTTCCAGTGATCCAGTTGTATCAGTAAGCCATTGCTTGTACGCAGTGTTGTAAGCTCCAGTCAGCACATACATGTCGACGATGTTGGTAGGGCTGGGATCGATCCTGCGATCGCTGGGAGAATTGTGCTTGTATTGGAACAGCAGCGACGATCTACCAGTCAGTCGCTTGTAGTCACTGCTCTCGACGGCTGTTCTTTCTGAATCCACCAACGTGTTCACGTAAAACAAACCTGTGCTGGTAGCATAGAACACCGTGCCTAGGGGATTGCTGAATCGTCCTGATAATTGTATCTCGTTTATGTTGGCATATGCGCTGCTGACATTAGCTGGATCGAACCATGAATATCGTTCCAAATTATCGTAATCGATGAACTTCTTGAAATATACCTTCTTGGTCAAAGGCGAAGTGTCTTCAGCAACCAAAGTATCAAAGATATCTGGATCATCGGGTATTCCATCGTCGTCGCTGTCAGCGAACGTGACCTTGACCAGCGTATCCTCCTTGAATCCATCGGGATATATCACTGGGCCATAGATCTCCCAAATTATATCATTGGCCAACCTTGCTGTGCTGTCAGGTAGCGTGTTGCTCTTGATCACCTTGATGCTGTCTTTGACAACTTGTCCTACCCTGGAGTCGAATATTCTGAGGTCAGGATCGATGTAGAATCTAGTGCCTATCCTGGATCCAAAATAGTATAATATCTTCCTGTTGTATACCTGATAAGTGTTACCATTGTTGATGAAAGCCACAAACCAACTGTTATCAGCGTTGGTGCCAGCTATGCTACCCGCTTCTCCAGTCGTTATGGTCGATAGCAGTTCGTTGCTGAGATTGCTAGCGGTTATCAGAGTCCATGCTTGGGTAGCTATATCATAGCGGAGACCAAAGTCACTGTTGTTCTGCATCTGCGTCAATATACTTTGCTCAACAGTTGGACTGATGTAGGTATTGTATGTCACATGCAGATCCACTGCTATCGCGTCTGTGGGTATGTTCTCATTAAGGACCACTGGCCCTAATCCTGATGCTAACAAGCCTTCTTCTCCGGCGTCACCATCACCTGCAGCCACCACCGATATCAATGTCGCATATATCACAGTGCTTTGTCCCGGCGTTGTGGGAGAGCCAATCTTGAGGGTCCTATCTATATCGAAATATTTGCCAGCAGGTGCGCTGAATTTTACCAAGCTATTGGGCAGCAAAAAACTTAGGTTTCCTGATCCAGAGGCGCCTATCTTTTGGGGTGGATAGGTGACATCGCCATCTTCATCCACGACCTTGACAGCGAAGTAACCAGTGCTTGCTCCTGTTTCCGTGGTGGCTCTATACCAGACTATGTTAGTAAGGGTCTTCTTAGGGAACGTATCATAGAATAGATGCATACTTTCTTTGCTTTTGATGCTAGAAGACAATGTGCCCCTAACATACCGCTGTATGTCGCTGAGCGTGTTCCAAGTGAAGCTGGTTATATCTGTTTTGCTTTCTTTATAGATATAGCCATCGTCACCGAAGAAATTGGTGCTGCTATATTTGCTGGTCGGATCAGTAATATCGAGGTAACGCGACAGACCGCTTGAAGTCCTGTTTACGCTCTTCACCTTAGCTATGTCATTGTACTTTGTGAACGGTAAAGTGTTATAGTCCTCGCCATTGACCATGCGATCTTGCGTGTAATTAAACTGCGGTGCCCTAGACTTGATGTCAGCAAGGCTTTCCTTGGCCGATGCATTGCTGACGGTGTATTGCAATCCTACCCTCAATACCAAGTTTTCTATCTTGCCATTGCGCGAAATGTAAGCTATGGATATGGGGATGCTGCGCATCTCCTGAGGGGTGATGCTGTAAGTGGCACCCCTGCTCACCCTGACGACAGAACGATAAGAGCCAGTGGGTATCTCGCTGAAGACACCGTCACCGAATATGAGATCAATCTGATCATTTGCCCTAGCACTCACCGAATACAAGCTGCGCTGTGCGCTGGCCACGTCATTGTATATCACATTGCTGCTGCGTAGATTATCTACTTTGGTCCATTCTTTATCATAGGTTCCGGCATCATTGATCTTGTAAAGCCAAACGTCATCTTCGTTGATATCATTGAGATTGATGCCCACCAATCTGTTGGCTAGGCTTTCTGAGATACTAAAGTCTAGGTTGGTCATCGTGCCTTGTTTGAAAGCCAAGAAAAAACCAGTGTTGACCGAACTGTTACCTCGTCCATCGTTGCGATAGATTATGCCAAGCTCGTCCAGGGGCCGAGGACTCTTTTCTTTGACTCCTATGCCGGGATCCAACGTAGCGTTATATACCTCGAACGGCAAGCTAACACCATTGACGGTTGCGGTGAAAGGCAGCAGCGGCACTATGTTTTCACGCAGCCTCAGCTGATATAGATCATGCTTGAGATTTCCTATGGTCACCGATGATGCAGGCTTGCCTATCCTCTGTCCTGGTTGCAGCGCTGCGTTCAACACCGCTGAGGACTGTTCAGACCAATCTAGGTTTGTAGGATCATCCCATTGGATGGTGGTGTTGGCTAGGTTCCTTCCGCTGCTATCGCGAACGGTCTCTGATGTTTGCACCGATAATATCTTGAGCAAACCACTGGCTGCCTTGTTCCTGCTCGGACTATAGCCTAACAGCTTGGCCAACCTATAGATGCTGTCGCGCCGCTCTGCTGTCTCTAGGAAGTTCTCGCGTGCGTTGAGATCTGTGCGGAAAGCAAGGCTTTGCCCCATGAAGGCCATGAGATCCAACAGCGCCACATATTCGGATGATTCGATATAATCGTTGAAATCCTCGGGATAATAGGTCCTGAGATAGTCGACCATTGTCTTGCGCAATGTCTCAAAATCATAGCTCTGGAAATCAGCTGAACTGAATGTAGTGTATATCTTCTTCCAATCCTCAGCGGCGAATAAGTTGCTCTGTCGTGTGGTTACGGCCATGTGTCTTGCCTCTCAAAGTATTTATATGGTTTGAAAAGTGATGTTTTTAACCTAGCTTGCCAGCAGTTTTGTCGAAAACCAAGCGGAGGTTCTCGGTTTCGTTGCTGTTAGAATAGATTAATCTCAGTTCTAATATCAATCCATTGTCGAAGCTGTCAACCATTATGCTCTCGACAACCAAGCGTGGATCTGATCTCGCGATCTTTGTTACATCATCGATGATCTGATTCTTCAGCTGCTCTGTGAATGGTTCGAAGATGCTTTCCCATATGACTGTTCCAAAATCAGGATTCATCAACTTCTCGCCCCTGCGGATGTTGAAATGATTTATCAGATCTTGCTTGATCAGATCAGCATCGGTCAACCTAACGGTGTTTTTGATACCAGGATTTTTGGTGCTGAATCCATTGTATAATGCCATGATAAACTATTTATTAGTAACGATAATAGGCATTGATGCTGTCAACCGTGATGCGTCCGTCCGGGCCCCGCCATCCAGGATTCTGTGCGTAAGCCTTTGTGCCTTGTTTGTAAACTTCAAAGTTACCCGGCTTGTTGGCATATGCAGGAGCTGCTTGCATGATACCGAGGCGACCACCTTTGTAGTTGTTCTTGCTGAGATATTGATCATAGACAGCCAGCTGTTGGCTTGGTGTCATGTTTTGTATCTGACCAGTGTTATATCCCAGGCTATTGGCTGTGGAAGGTATGAACTGGAACAGACCAGTCGCACCTGAATCGCGGTTGACAGCCTTGGAATTGAAATTAGACTCACCACCTATCACGTTGTATATCTGTTGATCAGTCAGTCCAGGATATTTCCCTTTCATCTCTGATAGCTTCGCTTGGAATTCGGGGTCATTTTTGAGGGCTTCCGGTGGTACAAACTGCTTGGCTCCTGGCTGGGCACCTTCTCCTATTCCAGACTGTTCGACTGGTTGATCTATACCAGATGAATCACCACTAGGACGTCCACAGTTATCACCTTTTGCGAAGCCATCTATGTTGCCGCCACCTGGGCCCGCTGGAATGCTGCTCATAGCATCAGCAGATCCTAGCTGCTCTAAGGCTTGGCTCGCATCTGGCACCTTGGTTGGTAACATATTGCTGCCCAATGGCGCGCCGGCCAGTGGTCCGCCTTGTATTATGCCAATACCAGACGTTGATCGCACCAGGTCTTGAAGACCAGCGGTTGGTACACCTGCTAGTGGTCCGCCTGCGATTATGTTAGAATCCGCTACTGCCCTGTCTCTGACCAAAGCTTCAAGTGCTAGTCTACCTCCGCCAACATTAGAATCCGCTGCTGCCCTGTCTCTGATCAAAGCTCCAAGTGCTAGTCTACCTCGGCCAACACTGGTGCTAGGGTTAGCTGCCCTAGCACCTGACTTTGCGGTCTCACCTGCACTTGCGTCATAGGGCTTAGCTGTGCCTTTGTTGAAGACGCTGACCATCTATCATCTCTCCCCACCAACGCTGGTCTTAGGTGTCTGTGCAGCTGCCTTATTGTTAGGATTAGGTCCACCTCCTCCCACGAAATTGCTGGCACGTTCAGCGGCATTGTTTGTTTGTATGGCAGCGTTCTCAGCCGCTACCTGTTCCTGGCTCATGGGAGGAGCGGATGTTTGCCTATCATAAGGTTCGTGGCTAGGAGCGCGCTTGACCGTGGTATCATAGCCGCTCACGGTCGATGGTTCTTCGGGCGGCACTTGCTCGGCTTCTTTGGCAGTGCCCGAATTCCAACGGAAGCATTTAGCTTGCGCGATGAGATATCTAAATCCTTTGATGAAGATATCGCTGAAACTGGTTATGATGATCTCATTGCAGGAATGCATATGTATGCTGTCAACTCCTTCAATCATGGTCTTGCTGCCATGTAGCTGAAGCTCCGCGGTGCCTTGTATCTTGGTACCAACACCGGCTATCACCTTGAGGTTATTACCTGCGTGTATGTTGACATCCTTGTTTGCATGTATGTTGATGTCACCTTCCGATGCCAGGTTGACACCTGCTTGGCCATAGACATCGATGTTACCATCAGGGCTGAGCTCGATCCAACCATTGCCTGCTGCGTTTATCACATATACGAAACCAGTATCATCATGCATGGTTATCTGATTGCCGCCCGCGGTCCTGATCCTGATCAGCTTGCTCTTGCCATCCTTGCCTCCATCATCCATGGCGAAACTATGGCCGATTGGTGTGCTGAATCCCATGACCTTGCAGGGACTCTCCCGGAAGCTGCTGGTGGTGATAAAACCCCTCAACGGATCATCTTGTAGTCCTTGTGCGGAGAATTTTCCTATCTCATCTTGCAGTGGTTCCCTAGGTACCTGCGTGAGATCTGCTGCGGCCTGCACATCTGGTGAACTGGGATCGAACTCGCTCTCAGGTTGTCCTGACGAGCCCGCGCCCAGCGCTGGTATCATACCATGTGCCGTCTCAGGTATTGCTGCGAACCAAAATCCCCGCTGTGCATCGCCGTTGGCGAACATAACCAAGACTTTGGTGCCGATAGCTGGTGGTTGTATCCACATACCGAAGCTGCGTGGTGCTTGTGCCCTAGATCTGTTATCAAGGTATCCAGCAGTCAATGGATTTGATTCGTTACGCCTGAATTCGCCCGCTGTTATCGCACCTGTGATCTGCTTATAAGCAGCGTTGTCTGTCAATCCATAGAAAGGACTAGCATATCGCACCGTGTACCAGCTGGTTGGATCCTTGGGATCACCACCGAAATCAGATATCCAAACCGAGACCCTGCCTGCTAGTGTGCTGTCAGCGTTTTCAACCACCAAACCTTCGTATAGTCCGATGTCTTGCTTGACTCCTGACTTGCCCCCAGCATGTGCTCTACTGGGCACATCAGCAAAATATGTCATATGTCATTTCCCTCAATTTTTGATTTCATGGCAGCCTTAAACTACCCCCTGTTCCTCTACCTAAATCCGTAGGATCTGGAAACCCTCTTGATCCCCGTGTGTCGTCACCGAGTGAAGGATTTCCTAGGGAATTTTTAAGTTTTTCATCTTGTGCCTGTTGGAATTCATTTCGTGCCCTGTCTACTATATTTTCATTCCTGCGATTTGCGGCAGCATTAGCGTCTGCTGTGGAGAATCCCGCCCTACCACCACCTGGTTGCCTAAGGGCGGCGTTGGGGTCGCTGGATGCTGTGGAGAATCCCGCCCTACCACCACCTGGTTGCATCAAATCACGTATTTGCTTGTCTATCTTGTTCTCTACTTGATCGAACACACGAACCATGTTCAGCTTCTGTGTGAACTTGCCCCCGTCGAAGTTGCTCTCGACCGTGATGACCTGATACACACCACCTATCATGTTCTGTTCCTGCGTGAGCTTCATGAGACCGCTGGCATCGTCATAGTCACGTGGTGTGCGGAAATTCAGCTTGATATACACACCATCTACGTCAACGCTGATGCCTTTATTGACATCACCATCCACATAACCATTGTTGGCAGCATCTATGTCAGTGCCTTTGGGCCTGACGGATCTGTCTTGAGATATGAAGTCAGGATCGCCTATGATGTCCATGTCTAGTTTTACCAAGTCAGCTAGATCAGGACTGTTGAGTTCTTGATCGAAATATTCCGCGACCGAGTCTGGTTTTGGTCCCCTAGCCTGACCCCTCGTGGTGCTGCCTGTGGTCTGCTTGTAGATCATCGCGCTCTGCGAGGGATCTTGGCCTGACGTGACAGGATATTGTGATTCAGTTGGCACCTGCGCGCCTGATTCCACCAGCGCCCTCTGGGTCATCCTCTTTTCGAACACCTTGAAATACATTAGATTGAAATTGAGATCTAATCCTAGCACATCGTCGTTCTTGCCGGTGAACAGCCAGTTGTATTCCTTGCTGTGTCCGCGTTGGTTGACCGGTGCTTGCCCTGTCTTGGGGTTGTTCTTACCATAGACGTAATAGGGCATGACCTTGTAGACTATCTTCTTCTGATATACGCCTCGCTTGCTGTCGAAATTACCTAGGTCCTTGACCACGGGAATTACCTTGATCAGCTCCATGGGATTTGATTTGTCAGCTTGACCATCGGTTATCTTGGATTGGAAATACTTGGTGATTATGGCCAGGTCCCTGACCAGATCCTTGATGTTGCTGCCTGCCTTGAGCTGGAAATAAGCAGAGCTTGGATCCAATGCTGTGGCTGCTTGGACGTCTTCTGCTTGCGCTGCCCTCTGCAGGCTCATCTTCCTCCCTGATATGGGCGTCACAGAGCTGCCGTTATTGACGTCGAAGGTACATTCGCTCTGCCTCAGCTTGCCATCGTCTGAGGTCCTGTTCTTATCGAAGCTGACGATCTCGAAATCATATTCATCGGGAAATATAGCTTTGCCCTCGCGCAGCTCAGCTTCGCCTGCTTTCTTGAGCTTGGCCGCCAATCCGTCGGTGCCTTTGAGATAGTCTTCGAAGGTCTTGCCATAGAGCCGGGTGTCTTCCCTGAGCACGCCATAGAAATTGTTGATACCTTGCTGGCTGTAGGGCACCATCTTGATGTCATATACCGTGCCAGCTGAAGTTATGTTGAAGGTCATGTTGATTATCTGGCAGGGTATCAACTTTGGACCTGTGCCTGGTATGCTGGGTATCAATCTGCCGCTGTCATCATAGCCTAGGAACTTTATCTCGATGAGATATGGGATCTGGAAATGATCATGCGGACCATTGGGAAGGCTATTAGCTATGCGTTTCATGTCTGCTATCAAGCTGACGCCATAGGGCTCCACGACCTGCATCTCGATCTCAGCGATAGAAGTGTTTGGGCTCATGTTGCTGCTGGCCACCACCGTGGTGAAGCGCAGGTTGTTCAATCCTAGATCATATTCCAAACCACGACCGGTTTTGGCGAATCCACCTGACCTCATCAGCGGATATCGCCTCAATGATGCAGTATCTTCGCCGCTGTTAGTGAATACATTATATGTGTCTATGTCTAGCATATACCAACCAACTTGATAAGTCCAGTTGACATACTCATGCAGCTTGTTAGGACGCAGTATCAAAACCTTGTTGGGCGGAGTACCACCAGAGCCCGCTTCATATTCATTGGGAGGACCAGTCCTCCCTTGCTTGCCTACAGTCACTAAACCATTGGATTCTCGCCTGCCGGTGCCTTCCTCATCTATCTTGCCGCCCGCTTCAGTTCCAGTACCCCCCGTGTTGCCGCTGTCGTCATATTCGCTAGGAGGACCAGAGCGACCAGATGAAGGTGCATTACCATTGGTGGTGACTGGTGTGGTATTAGCTGACACTTCATATTCGTTGGGTGGTCCTGCCCTGCTGTTACCAGTCGCGTCAGTGGCTCCCGCCGGAGGAGCAGGTCTGGTAGCTTGTCCTCCCAATGAAGGAGCATCTGTCGCTGCTGAATTAGAACCAGGCGGACCTGAACTTAACGATCTAGCGTAGGGATCAAATGGGTGAGCGCCGGACACGTTTGGTTTAGCATCAGGCGGTGCCTGATCGAGGTCTGCGGGATCTGGTCTGGTTTGTGGATAAGCATCATCTGTAGGAGGCACACCGTTGCGCATAACTGATGCTGGCGGAGGTCTACCTGGTAAAAGTTGGGGCAACTGCGCTGTTGAAAGCACTCCTTGACTTTCGGTGTTGATGCCTAGGTTATCCCGCACCAGCATTCCTTGGTTTTGTGTAACTCCCACGTAGGGATACTTGCCCAAGATATCTGCTAGCGCGTCCTCCGCTCTTTGCCTGTAAGGTAAGATACCTTCATTGGCTCTCAGCCAAGATTGCCATTCGGCTTGCGCTGCTTCAAGCTGTTTGACCGCGACCAATTTCTCGCTGGTAGAACTGTTGTCAGTTATAGATGATATATTTCTGTCAACTAAAAATTCTGCAATGTCCGCCATGTCATAATCCCAAAGCTTCCTTGATGGTGGCTAGCTTGGGCAAGTATATGGTCCTGCCCTCTTGGAAGTCAAATATGGGATCTTCTATGCTGTTGGGATTGCGGGCCGCGAAAACCCAAAACAGCGACGCATCGCCGTAGAGATCTGAGGCCAGGATGTCTGGCCTCAGGGCATGCATGCTCTTTATGGTGTAGAGCGTGTCATCAGGTTGCTTGGGTATGGTCCTAAAATTAAGCGTGTCAAGATAACCATCATAGACTGTGGTCACGAAATAAGGACTGGTCTGGCTGTAAGTAACCATCAGATGAATCCTCCCCTGCCGCCTTCAGTGCCCAGCAGTTTGCCCGCGGCGAAATCCCTGAGCGAGAAGTCTTTGCTGATGCTTCTCCTGGAGTAGACTGGTGTGCATGATATTTGGAATTCTTGAATCACAGGCACTTTAGTGGTCCTTGCAACTCCAGCACCGCTGGGACCTGATGCTATCGATGTTGTAGATATGTAGTCCACATCCGTCGGCAAAGTAATGGTGAATTCCTTGATTACGATAGGCAAAGAACTGAACTGATAATCGCCGTGGCCATCTAATCTCAGCACAGGCGGTGGTGTTCCCGCTTCAGGATCCCTACCATAGAACATCTTGGTCACTGAGCGGAAGAAGTGCTGCACCGCTATGACATAGGCGGCGCTGAACTCATCCTTGGCTGTGAAGGTGCCAGTGATGCTGATGGTAGCCGTGGAAGAATTCTGATAGAACTGATAAGAGTAGTTGCTGTGTGTGGGACTTTCTTCAGTGTAATTTGCACTATGAGTCATACTGATGCTGGGCGTGTATGGAAACAACACATAACCCGTGTCTACCAATGGTTTCATTATCTCGTTCTGAGGATTTATGAACAGGTTACTGGGATCTGATATCCTCACCCTGTCCTCCGATTCGGCACCAGCGAATCTTATCTGATTGTTTTGGCTGGTCAGCTGCCTGGTAGTAAACATGCCTAGCCCAGCGGCAACCAACCTCGCGGTTTTAGGATCATAGAGCCTAGCGGCTTGTATGCCTAGCTGGCCTAAGCTAGGACTTCTGCCTGTGGAGTATGCGAAGTCGCTGAACCTGGGATTCCTTGTTCGGCCTATCAGCGCTTGGCTGGCTAGATAGGCCGTGCTGAGCTGCTGTTGCTCGCGTGCGTTCAACTGCCTAAGGTTGTCACGCTCCAAGTTAGTGAGTATGGCGCCCAGCTGATCATATGTTTGGCGCGTGAATTGTCCTTTGTTGTTGCGATAACTAACCGAAGTAGGTATGTCTGATTCGAAACCAACATCAGTGATTTCAGATATGGCAAAACCCATCTGCTTGCTTAATGATTCTAATATCTGTGTCTGACGGGGAGTATAAGCCATGTCTTTTCCGAGAATATTGTATATCAGTATTTATGGCTGTATAATCTAACATTATTTTGGAGGTGCAACTTGGCCAAGATCAACTATCTAAACAACAGGGATCTGTTAAAAGAGATTCACAAGAGCAAGAACAGCTATTGTTCCTACATCTCGCCCGAGGACGGAGCTTATGATCTGATATTGCCTAATCTCAGCAAGATAAATCGCAATACCATCGCGGAAGCCAAGCGCGCTAGGGCAGAACGATTGGCCAGGATCGATTGGGAGACTGCGCTTAAGAACAACAGCAAGGCCAAGCTGGACGAGTTCAAGCGAGATCCGAAAAAGATAGCCAAGACCGACCTAGTGTTCCGCATCATGACCTTCGATCACGTACCGTTGGCACCTGGACGCAAGAAGTCGCCTAAGAGCAAGGCTGATAATCATGCCAAGGTCAATTTTCCGCCTTTCCAGCATTTCAAGCTGAGGGAAGATGACGTCACGTTCTGTGTGGGCAAGAGCCATTGGCAAGGAGGTATGGTTAACGGACAATTCAACAAGGACCATGGCAAGATGACCAACGAGCTGGCTAGGATGTTCATGAAGCTCTGCGAGCGCTATGGCACCCGCGGCAACTGGCGTGGTTATACCTACAACGACGAGATGCGCAGCCAAGCGCTGTTGCAGCTGTCACAGGTCGGTCTGCAGTTCGACGAGAGCAAGAGCTCGAACCCTTTCGCGTATTACACCGCTACCATAACCAACAGCTTCACACGCATCCTCAACCTCGAAAAGCGCAATCAAAGCATGCGGGATGACATATTGGAAATGAATGGCATGACACCCAGTTACACCCGCCAGACTGAATGGGGCACAGGCGGTGGGCGCGGTCCTGACGAATGAAGCTGATCGCGGGCGGGGATAGCTTCGTTTGGGGATCAGAGCTCCGGGATCACAAGCACGGTGGTCCAGGTGGACACAGTCCGTCCACTTATCCCGCGCTGTTGGCACAGCAGAATGGGCTCGATTATGAATGTGTCGCCATGCCTGGCAGCGGCAACGACAGCATAGCCAGGCGCGTCATCGAAGCATGCTACGATCAAGACGATGTCATGGTCTTGGTGTCTTGGACTTGGAGCGCGAGATACGAATTTTGGATCGATAAAAAAAGCCATTGGGAAACAGTATCTAGTGCTCAATACGAGCGCAAAGCTTTCGCACCCTTTGCTGAACTCAGCAAGGATTTCATACAAACCTATTTCAATGATGTTGGATTCAGCGACTACTGGGAGACATACACCAGCTTGCGTGAGATCACGAGATTGCAAGATCATCTCACCGCGAGGAGCATACCTTATATGTTCACTATCTGCGATAACTGGTTTGAAAAAGCGGACTGCCTCAGGAAACCAGATCCCGTTATCTCATCATTACACTATCATTTGGATAAACGAAGATGGTTCTTCTTCCCAGAAGGTTCCAAATATCCAAAGACCACCACTCCACGCGGTTTCTATCAATGGGCAGTGGAAGAAGGGTATGAGCAAGGTCCTCAGCTTCATCCATTAGAAGAGGCCCATGTATCCGCTGCCAAACTCATGTCAGATAGATTCTTGACACTGATCAACGAAAGACCATAAACTAAGGCAATGGCAAATCCATTCAACAGAGCCCTGCTGTTCACAGACATCCACTTTGGGATGAAGAGCAACAGCCAGCAACACAACCAAGACTGCATCGATTTCATCGAATGGGCCACTGACCTAGGCAAAGCCAAAGCCTGTGACCGCGTGATATTCGCGGGCGATTGGCATCACAATCGCGCCAGCATATCGGTCTATACGCTCACAGCCAGCCTACGTGGCCTGGAGATAATCAGCAGCAAGTTTGACCGCGCTGATTTCATACCAGGCAACCATGATCTCTATTACAGGGACAAGAGGACCGTGGCCAGCATCGAATGGGCGCGGCACATACCCAACATACACATACACAATGATACCTATCGCGAGGGCGACTTCGTGATGATCCCGTGGCTGGTAGGCGATGAATACAAGCATCTGAAGCGACTATCGGCCAAGCATGTCATCGGACACTTCGAGCTACCGCACTTCAAGATGAACGCCATGGTGGACATGCCAGACCACGGGGAGATACAGGCCGAGGACCTCGGCGGCGTCGAGCATGTCTGGACCGGACACTTCCACAAGCGACAGCAGCGCGGCAACATCAACTACATAGGCAACGCTTTCCCACACAACTACGCCGACGCTTGGGATGATGAGCGCGGTGCGGTGATATTGTGTTGGGATGGCACAAGGGAGTATCACGCTTGGCCTGGCGCGCCGCGCTACAGGACCATCAAGCTGAGCCAGCTGCTGGACAGCCCAGACACCCACCTCACACATGAGAGCTATCTCAGGGTCAACATCGACATACCGATATCATATGAAGAAGCTAACTTCATCCGCGAGACTTTCGATCAACAATACAAACCGCGCGAGCTAGCGCTGATACCGCAGAAGCAAGACGAAGCTGTGTTCGACACCGCGGTAGAGATAAAGTTCGAGAGCGTGGATCAGATCGTGCATGGACAGCTGGCTGCGGTCGAGAGCGAATTCTATGATCCCAAGCTACTATTGCAGATATATGAGAACCTATGACAAGGATCATCGCCAACGTCGATCTTTCTCAATATTTCACTTTAGGCAAAGAATGGCTCTATGAAACAGTCAAATCTTTGCATAAAGGAAAATATGATGATGATGAAAGGATACTTTTCTTCTTAGATCAGAATGATAAGAGAAAATATTCAAATGAAAAAGGAGAAATCGAATCATGGTTAGACGAATGTCTAACCATGATAGACATCCCGGAATATTTTGTTATCAAAAGATTCACAGCAAACACAGTTGATGGATCTGATGTAAATCGAGATAAAGCGATCTGTGTGTTACCGTGGATTCACTTATATGTGAATCCAGAAGGCGATCTAGCTCCTTGTTGCATAGGTAAACCTATATTAGGCAACATAAAGGATTATCCAACCGTCGATGAAGCTATTAACTCTATCGAATACAAAAATCTAAGATCAAACATGCTTTCAGGTAAAAAGCATTCTGCGTGTTCTAAATGTTATGAAAATGAAGATAGTGGACGAGGCAGTGGACGATTGATTGCTAACAATCAATGGGTTAGATATCTAGACAACGTTAGAAGCGTAGATTTACATGATTTTGCACTTAGATTCTACGACATCAGGCTTTCAAATATTTGTAACTTCAAGTGCAGGACTTGTAGTGGCACATTCAGTTCAAGCATAGCCCTAGAAGATGAACAGTTAGGTCACCTGAGAACTAACTCACAATCAGAGATGATACACAAAACTTTTATTAAATCTGTGATGGATCACATACAAGACCTAGAAGAAATCTATTTTGCTGGTGGTGAACCTCTTATTATGGAAGAAAACTATCAGATATTAGATTTATTGATACAAAAAAACAAATGTGATATACCAATCTATTATAATACCAATTTCAGCAATCTAAAGTATAAGAAAGTTTTGATAACAGAAATTTGGAAAAAATTCAGAAATATAACCCTTGGTCTCAGTTTAGATGCTATGGGAACAAGAGCTGAATATCTTCGTAAAGGCACAAAGTGGAATCGAATTTTAGATAATATAAAGATCGTCAAAAGAGAATGTCCTAATGTTAGGCTTACTATCGCCTCAACCTGGAGCATCTATAATTCTCTCCATCTCCCTGATTTCCATTCATGGTTGATTAAAAATGATATAGTAGATCCTAACGATATCACACTCCATGCTGCAAATGGAGATCTACACGATTTGCTTTTATTACCTGATCATTTGAAAAACAAAGCTAAAGAAAATGCTATGAACATGATCAATGATATCAGATCACATCCATGTTCAGATAAGTTCATAGAGTCATGGCAAAAGAACATCGACTATCTAACAAGCGGTGATAAATCCTACCTTTTGGATAGATTTATCATCAGGACACAACAACTAGATCAAATCCGTAAAGAAGATTTTTTAACAGCTTTTCCAGAGTTGCAACAACTATTTTTACCAAGATGATCGTTGTATTGG